TCAGCCATTTTTTGATGCATCGGTACAACTGGATTCGGCCTCATCAATTCAACGATGGGTTGGCACCAGCGCGGGCCGAGGAAAAACTTAACGTCGTGTCCGGGATTAGTTGACCACTACAGTCTGTTGGCTTGGCTAAACGGCAAGCAGCGTCGGTAAGCGGAGCAGTTGTGCGCGACATAAGGGTACTATCCTTAATCGAACCAAAGACTACCCCTAACTTTACCCTCAAAATGACTGGATTCCAGAAGAATGGACAAGAATCCGACGGAATGCTGAAACGAAAAAACCCGCCAGAAGGCAGGTTTTTCAAGACTTCCAAGAACTCAAAAGCGCTCAGTGGAATGCAAGATGGTGCCCGAAGCCGGAATCGAACCGGCACGCCCTTACGAGCGGGGGATTTTAAGTCCCGGGCCGAAATCAAGCGGGCTGCGGCTTGCACTCTATTTTCCGGTCCGCAATCCATTAATTTTACGCCTAATTTACCTCAATGTATTCAGATAGTTATAGTTCGTTGCGGCCCATATAATGGGCATAAAATTGCTTTTTCGTTCTCGCGAACAGGACAATCAAATCTGGCGCTTCTTGCACCGATATGCCGGTGGTGCATACCCTCCTCGGCGTCCTGCCGGCCGAACCTAAACCAACCCAAAGCCCCACTGCTAAGCTGGTCACTCAAAAGAGGAAAAAGCATGCCGAATTCAGACCTACTCCCCTCTCTGGTTTCCAAGCTCTATGAAAATCAGCTGGCACTCGAAGCATCGATCATGGAGTTATCAAACTGGGTGGAGCAGCGCGGCTCCGCTGAGGTTGCTGCGAATGTACGCGGCGCACTGGACACGCTCAGTCACAATGAGGAATTCATCAAGCTCACATTGGCGGTGTTGATGTCGCCAGAGTGATGCCTTACAGCTCGTCGCCTCGAATCGCATCAGTGACAAACCTCGATTACTGTATACACATACAGTAAAAATAAGCAGTCACTCACATGCTCCCTACAGAACTCAAAAAGGAATGGCTCGCCAAATGGCGGAGAATCCTCGACGACAACGCGTCCCGGATGGGTAACCCGGAGGCTCATCGGACGATGTGCCGGTGGGAGACTCGTGACATGTTGGAGGCAGGGGTAATTGATGAGATGGAACAATTTGAGATGGATGAGCTGGCCGACGCGGCTTACTGGCATGCCGTTGAAGAGCTGGTCACGACGCCCGCTGGGTACACGTATGGCGGCTACTATGACGTCATTCAACGAGGGACGGCGGAGTGCGTCGGTTACATCCGAAGCAACACTTATTACTCAGCCATCGGCCCAGGTGCTGATGGGTTTGATGGAAAGGTATTTCGCGATAAGAATGACCTGCGTTTGGTTTTCCGCAACGACAACCAGACTTGGCCGATAAATGGGTTGGTGCTTACCGCGCCATCTGGTGAGCTATACGATCTGGTACAGACGGCGCAATTTATCTATGGGCAGGTCTACCCAGTCATCTGCGATACCGACACCTATCGTGCGCTGGTAGATTGCGCACAGGTTGCCTTGGAATGCCGCGATTTTGAGAGCTATCGAAAGGCCCGCCCCCTACTCCTCTCTGCCCAGTTCACCAAGTGCGATGCCTGCCTGGACCGATTCGGACAGCGCGAGGATTGCAGCAACTGCGCAGGTAACGGCTTTGTCAGTACAGCTGGCACTCAGCCGACGTCGCCCGCATAACCAGCAACGGCCTCCTCGACCAGCTCTCGCCATTCAGCGCAATCAATCACCCTGCGCTCAAGCATATTGTCAGCAAGGGCCAGGCGCGTTTCATAACGATATTCTGGTGAGCCGGCTTCAAACTCCGAATCGTTCAGCAGCGCGTGCCACGCTTCCATCTCGTTGACCTGCTGTATATCGGTTGTCATGACGAATCTCCGACTCCGGTGTCTACGCTTTAGAGATCGGCCGGCGCGCGGCTGTTCATCAAGCCCGACGAGCGGAGACAGTCATGTGCGGACGCCTTTCACAGTACAGCGGCATTCATGACTTCGTCGCGGCCCTGGGCATACCGAACGCCATGGTCAACTCAGTTGGCGAGCTGCCCCTGGAGCGATACAACGTCGCCCCCACCACCCAGGTCGCCCTGCTCCATGTACAGGGCGAATTGCTACTTGCTGATCCAGTGCGCTGGGGATGGCGACCGCACTGGGCCAAGGACCGCGCCACGCCCATCAACGCCCGTGTCGAGAAGGTGGCGCACGGCCCTTTCTTCCGTGCAATCTGGCCGCACCGAGCAATCACACCGATCAATAACTGGTTTGAATGGGTCGATGAAGGAGGCTCGAAGAAGCAGCCCTACCTGATCCGCCGTCGCGACGGGGCGCCGATCTACTGCGCGGCTATCGGTCAGTTGCCCAGCACCGAGGAAGGCCCAGGTGAGCATGACGGCTTCGTGATCATTACCGCGGACAGTGCCGGCGGCATGGTGGACATCCACGACCGGCGGCCCGTGGTACTGAATCCTGAACTGGCCCGCGAATGGCTGGACCCGGCCACGCCCAAGGAGCGCGCCGAACAGATGGTACTGCACCAGGGCGAGCCAGCCGAGGCCTTCGAATGGTTCAAGGTCGATACGGCCGTGGGAAACGTCCGGAACAAGGGGCCCAACCTGATACAGCCTGCACCCTAGAACAGCCCGCCGAGGTCGGAGGGTTTCCAATTCATGATCACAAGCTCGCCGCTGACCTCGGCTTTTCCCTGGCGCTGATTGGCGGTGCTGTAGCGGATTTCCAGCGTTTCAAAGTGGAACCCTTCAAACACCCGCCGAATATCAGGATGATCGTTAATACTCACCATGACCTTGCCTTTGCAACGACGCATGAAGTCGGCCATTCGCTCATAGTTTTCGAACGGAAAGTCCACCCCGTAGCCCGCGGTCTGCCAGTAAGGTGGGTCCATGTAGTGGAAGGTGTGGGGCCGGTCGTAGCGTTCGGCGCATTCGAGCCATCCTAAGTTTTCGACATAGGTTCCGGAGAGGCGCTGCCAGGCTGCGGAAAGGTTCTCTTCGATCCGCAACAGATTAATAGCCGGGCCCGTAGTGGCAGTGCCGAAGGTCTGGCCGCTGACCTTCCCGGCGAAGGCATGGTGCTGCAAGTAGAAAAAACGGGCAGCTCGCTGGATATCGGTGAGGGTTTCCGGTCGGGTCATTTTCTGCCACTCAAACACTTGGCGCGAGCTCAGGGCCCATTTGAATTGGCGTACGAACTCCTCCATGTGGTTCTGCACAACCCGGTACAACGTCACCAGGTCGCCATTGATATCGTTGAGAACTTCGACCGGGGCGGCCTGAGGGCGCATGAAGTAAAGCGCAGCACCACCAGCAAACACTTCAACGTAGCATTCGTGCGGTGGGAACAGAGGAATAAGGCGATCAGCCAAGCGACGCTTGCCGCCCATCCATGGAACAATTGGGTTTGTCATTTTTGCAATCCTTTGCAAAGTGGGTGTTTGTTGGGGTCATGCTAATTTTTGCGACCGGGAATCTATGTCAGGGCGCAATGGCCCTGACATACGCCTGGCACGCCCGCAGCGCGATCAATCCTTGGTCGCCGGCATCGGTGATGGCGATAATTCGTTGAGCATGCGCTGGGTCAAGTTGGGCTCGACGCGTTGCATGAACCACGCCGACGGCGCCGGCGGCGGTAGGCATGTTGCAGCCACTGGCTGTATCCGCTGCGTCGACAAGGACTGACAGCCGCACATCAGCAGTGGCAAGGCGATCGCGCAGAGCAGCCTGGGTACGTTGGGCATCGGACAATTCTCGTGTGTGTTGTTGGTCTTGGGTCGCGAGCTGCTGCTCGGTGGCCAGGCGCTTGTCCTGCTCGGCGCGGGCCTGGGCGGCGGCGGCATTGCTGATCCTGATGAGGTCGTCCTGATGCAGCCCGGCCTGATGGGCCAGCCTCTCGCCCATGCGCCAGTCCTGCACCTGCCAGGCGGTGCCCGCGGCACCGGCCATCATCACCAGGATCAGCACCGCCAGGCCGGCCAGCTTCTGCACTGGCGTCATGCCAGCGCCCGCCGCACGCCTTCCACCACCACCACGTCAGGGTACGCGTACCCTGCGTTCTCGTGATGGATGATCGCTTTGACGAAGCCAGTCATCACCGGCGGCTGGCCCAGGTCGACCTCGGCGCCAGGCCGGGTGCCGGTGTTGGCTTCAACGGCGCGCACGTACGCGGCGGTGTCGTTCTCTGCCGAGGGTGCCCACCGGTTGATGATCGCCTTCACGGTCTTCAGCCCATGTTTTCGCTGATACGTCAGCAGCAGCTTGCCCAGGGCGCGGATACCGTTCTCCGGGCTGTCGAACCTGGCAAACCGCTTCTCGATCGCAGGGTCTGGCTTGAGCTGGCCCTGCCACTGGTTGGCCGGGTTGTAGTCGATGTTGCCGGGGTTTTTGTTACGTACCCCGCGGGTTTCGGTGGTCGGCATTGGCTTTCTCCAGGCGAAAAAAACCCGCTCAGTGGCGGGCTACTATTCTTCGGTTGCGGTCATGGGCGGGGGCGATTCAGCCTTGGGCATCTCCAATCGCACATCGATCCAGCTGTTGAGAGGCACGTCCATAGGTGCGCCGCGGCCCGGCACCATCTCGCCGTCTTCGGTGAGCGTCCAGCGCTGCTTGAAGAGCCGGACCACAATGGAACCGTCGTCCGCTTGCTGACTATCCGTGATGCCCAGCATGCGGCCGCCATCTGGCGAGCTTGGGTCGTGCGTTCGCCAGCCTTCCAGGGCAAGCCCCAGGCTTCCGGTTACGCGGTACTCACCGACGCTCAATCGTTCAACCGAAACGCCGTAAGCCTGATCATTCGCCACTCCCCAGCTGCCAGCGGGTTCAAAGGTGCTTTCCTGCAAATCAAGGCGAGCGCTGTCAGCAACGTTTGCAATGCGCACGATTGGCGATGCTGCTGAAAGCGCGCCACCCGAGCCTCTGGTAGTGTTGCCGTCGTGGTAGATCTTGCGCCATGGATCGCCACCACCGTTCGGAGCAATCGTGCGAAACATCAGGTTCATGCTGTTTCCTGTGACCACTTGAGCCACCAGGTCCATCGCACAATTCTGGAATGGGTATTGCGCTCGAATGCCCGACCAATAGGCGCCGCCTGGCGGCACCACGGTAGTATTGTCGCCGTAGTTAATAAAATGGCTGCCCTGCTCGGCAAACGCAGAGTTACCAGCCATCGGCGCGGGCGAGCCCACGTCCTGAATATTGCCTACCAGAAGACCCACGTTGCGATTTGAAGCTGTACCCAACAAAGCATTGCGCGCATACAGCTCTGTTGTCATCGCATTGATCTTCACGCCAGTGCTGCGCGTGGTATCTCCACCGGCACCGGTTGGTGTCGTGCCGAGGTTGATTTCTTGTCTTGCCATTAATGCACCTCGGGAATCAGTAAATTAAACTATCAATTGATTGGTTTGGCGAAAACTACCGGATTATATAGCGTGGTCGATATATCAACCCCGACGACCTGCATTACTAATCGGTCATTGTTGTATTCCCACACCGCATACATATTTCCCTGCCTTGAAATCAAACCAGCGACATCCATCGCAATGTTATTCAACAGCATATAATCGCCACTAGCCAAGCTAGACGGTGCCGTCCAGCTAAGCATTGTTTGCCCTTGTGCATCCTGCCCCGCACCTAAATAGGTCCAGCTTGTTATGGTTCTGGTGAACTGAGCGCACGGGGTGCCATTATCAAAAATTAGTTTAGCGTTCTGATCCCATAGTCTGAACCCGAACTTAGCGGTGGGCGCTGAAGTAAATGCCGCAGCAAACCATTTACCGGATGTAGTGTTTGATCTTCCTCCTAAGAATGAAAAACCAGTCCATGCGCCTGCAGAGCCCCTAACCAAGCAAAAGCAAAATACGTTTGTTTGATCAGGCCTTACAAAAACCAGCGGCGGCTCTGCAGTAGTGATAGTCGCAGAAAACGGCACATACACCCCGGACGCCACACCACTCCAAGTTCCTTTATCAAGCGTTGTGAGTCTGGAAAACTCAGAATCCAGGGTGACAACGTTAGAGCCATTGGTAAATCTCATTCCGTATGACGACATCATCGATACCTCATTACGAGTAATCTTTGTGTAGTAGTACCAAGAGGACCGTTTGAGCTTTGTCTATTGCCGAACCAAACCCTAACTACCCCATTCAATACCTCAGGAATAAAACCGATAGCGCTGTTGAACTGCGCGCCCGTATCGTAAGCACCAACTGGCACGCAAACTGCCGAATACTTGGTAGGCTCAACGCCAGGCACGGCGATGTCTACGTATCTTCCGGCTGTTTTAGCAACAAGTGCGGAGTAAGTAACACCAACCGTGAATGACGTTTCGTCAAGTTCAAGCGCGCCAGTAGCTCCCCAGATCCTGATTCCATAACTCATGCGTCAAGATCCCCCCACTGATAGCGCTTCACGCCAGATGCATCGAAGACCTTGCCGCCCGAGTTATTTATCACCTGCCGAGCCTGGCCAACTCCCAATGAACTGTTGATCTCAAACGTTCCGTCGAAGAACAACTTCCATCCCGTCTGCCCTGCGACATAGTTGTTAGACTGGATGTAGTTACCGATCTTGGCATTCGTGATCGTTCCGTCCTCAATGAACGCCGACTTGAGAAACGCCTGCCCCCCCTTCACCGCGAAAGGAACTGAGCCGGCCTGCTCAATAGCGAACAAGTCGGCGCTAATGACGAACTGGCTCTGAAGACCTCCTGGGCCGTTCTCAAGCCCGAGACCGATGCCGGCATACTTGTAGATACCAGTGGCGGTTTCGTACTGCATGCGCACCGACCAGTTCAGCGTCACCTTTCCGTTTACGGCTTGGATAGCCGTGGCGTTGGTTTGGATCGCTGCGGTATTACCGTTGAGCGTTGTCTTAACGGTTTCGATGCTGGACGACAGGGCGCCGTCGGCATTGATGCGTGCAGTTTGCTCGCTGACGATGGCGGCGGCGTTTGCTGCGACGCTGGCCTCTACCACATCCGTGCGCTGGCCCTGAGCCAGGTCGCCCTCAATGAGCGCGGACTGAGTGGACCACACACCGACGTAGCTGGCCTCAGAGCCCATCAGCGCGCTGTCGTCACCCTGAAGCGGCGGGTTGACCTGCAGGTAAATGCCGTCCACCCGTTGCGCCGTGGTGGTGACCTTGTTGTCGAGCGTGGTCACCGAGGTCTTGAGCGTGCTAAGCCCGCTGGCCGTGGCGGTGACGCCGGTGACAGGATCGTTCACCGTGGTTTTCACCGCGTTCAGCTGCGAGGCCTGGGCGGTGATGTCCTGGCCCTGCTGGTTAATCGTCGCCGAGTTCTGCTGAACCTGGGTCACCAGGGCGTTGACCGTCTGCGTGACGGTGCCAATGTCGGTCCAATAGGTGGCGTTCGGCGGCGGGTTGTTCGCCGGCACCGCGCCGTTGGCCTGGTACAAGTGCTGGCCCACGCGAACGATGTCGTTCAGCGCGTACGCCTTGGATGGAACGTACTCCAGCGCATCGACCACCTCCCCGATCAGCTGCTCCAGCTCATCCTTGGCCGCGTCAATGCGACCGTTCACCGAGCCTGGTCCGTTTCCGTCGATCAGGTCGATTCGGTCCTTCAGGTGCTGGCCCAGGGCGGTTTCGTCAATCTGCCCTTTGATCTGCTCAAGGATGGGCCCAGCATCCGAACTGGCCTGGCCCATAACGCCATTCACAACCGGATAGAACGGCCCAATGTTGCCGGTACGGTCCACCAGGCGCGCCCAGAAGAACAGCGTTGCGCCCGCCAGCAGCGACTGCATGCGGTAATCGGCCTGCGGATACGCCAGATCGGCCAGCTTGGTCGCCGCCGCCAGGTTGTTCGCCGGGCCATACCAAAGCTCGGTACGCTGGGTGTCCTCGGCACCGGCGGGGAAGCCCCACTTGATGCTGATACCGAAGAGTTCGCTTTTGGTGGTCAGGGATGACACCGCCGGCGGCAGGCCAACCTTCCCTTGCAGGTCGGTGAGGACGGAGTTTTTCCACACCGACGAGATGTCGAACGCGCTCACCGCGCGCACACGGGCCAGATAGGCGCCCGAGTAGATGCCGGTAACGTCGACGCTCGTCGAGCCCGTGCGCTGCACCTTGATCCAGTTCCCGTTGTCCTTGCGCCACTCCACGTCGTACGCCACGGCGCCAGTAACGGCTGGCCATGAGATGTTCATGGTGCTGATGGCGATACCCTGGTTCACGGCATAGCTCGACGTCAGCGTGACGCTTGCCGGCGCCGGAACCACGGTGATCGGGATCACGCTGATGGGTCGCTCTTCCAAGCGCGCGCCAGTGTCGATGTGAGCGAACTTGCTCGGATCGTACTGAACTGCCGAGATCTCGAACACGCCAGGCTCCGGCCGCGCCACGCTGACCACGCGATAAAGCGGGATGGCAAGGTCGTCAGCATCCAGCGCCCACACCAGTTCGCGCTCGGGCGGCACGGAATAAGCAACGGTCACGGTGACCTGCCGACCGCTGACAAATTGCACGGTCCGGCCCTCACACTTGCCGTCTGGCAGGTTGAGGATCAGGCGATCACCGGGCTTGGCCTGGGTATCCCGATCCAACGTGATGACCTTGCCATTCACTGCGGAGATACGCCCACCCACGGGGCGCCCCGCCAGCAATTCGTCCGCGATAGGGATCACGTAGCCAGGCAGCGGGATACGGCCGTCCAGGCCGACCTTGAAGGTAACGGCCCGGTCCTTGGAGTTGGTGAGCAGCGCCCACTTACCTCGGCGCTGGGCCTCGGATTCGCGGGTACAGCCGATGGCACTGATCTCCAGCGGATTGTCGCCGTAGCGGCGCTGCAGCTTCTGATCGGTCACCGCCGTGACGTCTGTGTCGTAATTGTTCAGTGGGTTGTCGTAGCTGATCAGCGCTCTGGTGTACCGGGTGCGCTCCGATGCGCTGGAGTAGGTGAACTTGCCATCGATGACGTTCGCCTTGGTGTAGGCGAAGTCGAAGTCGGTGGCGCGCGGCATATCCGCCAAGGTGAAAACCTGGCCTTGGGCCCAATAGGTCATACCCCGGTAAATGGTCGAGATATCGCGTAGTAGCGACCAGGCGTCAGCCTTGCTCTGCAGGTTCAGGTTGCAGATGAAGCGCGGCTCCTGGCCACCCTTCCCGTCCGGCACCAGTTGGTCGCAGTACTGCGAGATGCGATACAGCTCCCACTTGTCCACCATCCACGGCTTGATGCGACGGCCGAGGCCGAAGCGGTCTCCGGTTGTAATGTCGTAGGTCATCCAGACCGCGTTATCGGTCCAAGCCTGCTTGAATGTGCCGTCCCAAACGCCCGAGTAGGTGCGTGACACCGAGTCATAGTTGCTCGGTACCTGCATCTTTTTCAGCTTTGTCTCGACGGTCACCGCTGGGATGCTGCGAAACTGTTCGGCTGAAAATTCGATGTAGAGCAGCGCAGTATTTGGGTAGCGGATCTTCGCGTCGATCACCTCCGTGAAGCCGGCGATCTGCATAGTGTCGGAGATTTTGTTGTTGTTCTTGTTGATGGTCAGCCGCGTGATACGCATCAACCAACCGGTTGTTGCTTTGGGAAGATCAATGCGGCGGGTGCGCTCGTAAAGGCTGGTGGTCTTGCCGTCGACCGCTTCACTAAGCACCTGTTGGTAGGCGCCGCCGTCGGTGGCCAACTCAACTTTGTACTCAATCCGGTAACCGTTAATGTTGCCGCTGGCGTCCACAGACTGAAGTGCCGACCAGGCGAAGCGCACGCGAACAGCAGAGAGCTGCGTGTTGTTGATAGCGCGAACCCATGGCGTCCCGCTGCGCAGCTCGGTACTGATCGTGGTCTCATTCTCGATCGAGGGGATGCCCTGGATATAGCTCTGATCCACCGCTCCGGTGCGCCACTCCCACTTCACGTTCGGGAAGTTCATGTTTCCCTGGGGATCTTGCAGCGGGGTGTTGTCGAGAAAGATATCGCGCGCGGTGGGCGTGCCTTCGAATTCTCCTTCGCCGATAGCGATTAGCATTTTGGCAATGGCGATAGAGCGCAGGCTGTCAGGGGCCTCGGTGGGCGTTTTTGGCTTCTCGGAGCCACCCTTGGCGCCGTAAATATCGAGCTTCTGTGCTGCGCCCATGCTTTTCTCCAGGCAATAAAAGACCGGCTCATGGCCGGCTCGGGTGGTGCAGTTGTGATTTACATCTGGTCTTCGGCGTAGATCGCAGCACTGATGATCGCCCCGCCCACTCGCCGCTTTCCATAGCAGAGCGGAACCGGGTTACCGGATGCGGTGGTGTTCTTGGCGCTGCCGAAGGCATAGCCGGGCGTGTTCTCGGGGGCAGCACTAGTCTTCAGGCCGCTGGCTTGAGGGCTAAGCATCTGGATAACACCGCCAGCAACGAGCCCGATGCCGGCGCCAATAAGAGGAGTACCGAATGGCGTGGCCGCAAAGACCACCCCAACCACAATCAGAATCGCGCCGACAATCGTCTGAAGAATGCCGCCACGCTTGCTACCTACCACTACGGGGGCAATGCGAATATCCCCGGCGCCGTGGTAGGCCAGTTCTTTCTCGCTAATGTTGCGCTTGTCGCGAAATACCGCGAATTCAAGCCCGCGTGACTTAGCATTCGATAGAAACCGCTCAAAGCCGGGGATCTGGACGCACAGCGCCTTGATGGCCTCGGCTGGCGACTTCACCGCAAGCCTGAACGACTTCCCGAACTGCCGGAGCTGTCCATGCAAGCGAATGGTCGTCATTGTTTGGTAGTTGATCGCTGAGGTCTGCATCAATTTCTCCAGGCGTAAAAAAACCGCCCGAAGGCGGCTTTATGGTTTTCGTTTGTCAGTTGTAATCGACGTAGGGACCAATGTAGAACCCGGACATATCGCCGCTGATGCGGTATAGACTTTCCTTACCAGACTGGACAGTTGCAGAGATGGTTCTAATTGCAGCGCCCGCACAAAGCCCTGATCCGGCGAGACCGGCGCCGATATTCGGCGAGCCTGGGGGGAGATAAAAGGTAGCTCGTTGCCCAGTACCGATTTTCGCAGCCTTGCGCCCGTCGATATAGACCACGATATCGCACCCCGAGCCAACAGCGCCGGAGTCGCGTACAACAGTGATCTTCCCGCTTTCACCGGCCGGCTTTGCCTGGAAGGCATAAATCTCATCCGAAGGCACCGGCTTAGCATCCTGCACCGAGATCGCCGATGAGGCACACCCTGCCAGCATCGCCACCGCTACAGCCGCTATCAAAATCCGCATGTCGTTCCCCCTTTGATTTGGCGGGACTGTAGCATTTCCGACGTCGAAATCTCTCAAAGTGACTTTTCCAATGCATCGTCGCTGCTGAAAACTGATGTATTAGAGGGCGTATTTTATATTGTTCGTGCACCAAGACCGCTCTCGTGATCTTCAATCAATGTTTCAATGCTTCACATTGCGCACGCAAGTCCCTATCGTTGATTGGACCGCAAGTACCGTTATTGGTTTTGGCATTACATAAATAGCGCTGATCGTGATCATCAATGCTATTACAACTGCCTCCGTTCGTTTCCGCATTGCAGGCACGACGCAAGTCCCGATCGTTGATCGAACTGCAGCTACCATGGTTGGTTCTTGCATTACATAAATAGCGCTGATCGTGATCATCAATGCTATTGCAGCTACCTCCGTTCGTTTCCGCATTGCAGGCATGACGCAGGTCCCGATTACTGATCGAACCGCAAGTACCACTGCCCTCCTTAGCTCTGCAATAAGCGCGCTGGTCCGAATCACCAATGGTGGCGCAGCCGGCAAAGGCGTAGCCGCTAATCATCAGCAGTACTACAAAAATCAATTTCATCGTTTTCTTCCTTGGTTTGCCGGAAATCCGACCGGCATCGTCGGCATCCCTGGCGAGCTGCACAGACACATGTCAAATTGACATTATCGCAAGAAAAAGTTCCCTCGCATCTTCAAGTAGTCTACCCGCTGTCCTAGCGGTCAGCGTGGATGGAATGCCAGTGGCAACCGGGTGGCGCTGCCGCGTCATGTTGATTGTTTCGCGTCTTTGTGCCTGAGGATCAGGCGCGTCCTGTCATGCCAGGGTCCGCCGTAGACGATAATTTCAGACGGCCTGCCGTACAGATGGTGCAGCATGAACGGCCCTGGGCCGAAAACGCCTGAATCCTCACCAGGCAGCGACGGATCGGTGCCGAGATAAACGCCAGCATGGTTCGGGTGAACTGTCCGGCCAACCTGCATAACGATCATGTCACCGCGCTGCGGCCGATCGACGCGAACAAAGCCGGCGGCCTTGTAGTGCTGTTCGTACAGGCTGGAGTTCTCCGCTCTCTCCCACCAGCCGTCGGCGCGCTGGAAGGCTTCGAACTCCAGCCCCCACTCCCGCTGATACCAGTCAGCGCAGACCTGCCAGCAGTCCCAAGCACCATGTACGAACGGACGATTGAGCAACGGTGTCCTGCCATTCGGTGTGATCGTTCGCATGTCGCCTTCGGGCCATGACAGGATGTGCCAGGGCAATGCAGTGGCCTCGCACATGGCCAAGTCACGCGATGACGGCCTGCTGGTGGCGTCCGGGTGTGAGTGAACGATGCCGATCACCTCTCCCAAGTCCTCCGCCGCGGCGTAATCCTCTGGGTCAAGCCGGAACTCTTCGTTCGGCTCCGTAGCGATATTCCGGCACGGGAAGTACTTTTGTGCTCGCCCGGCGGCTACCAGCAGGCCGCAGCACTCACGCGGATATTCCGCCGCCGCGTGCGCTTGGATGGCCGCGATTATGTGCTTACGCATGGTCAGCTCCTACTCACGAGAGAAACTGCAGGAAATCCACCGAAACTGAGCTCGTTGTTCTCGCCGAAGCGCAACTTGCAGGACGACAAGCATCCCTTGCACTGGTCCAGGGCCGGGTCATCCGTGGGGTTATCCTCATCGTCGAACATGGCCGCACCGGTATAGCCGCAATCCGGGCCACGGTAGCCGTTGGTCATGGCCCAGTGGCAGAACGTCGTCATTTGGCGCCCTGGCAGGCCGTGATTATCGATCTCACCCGGGGAAGACAGCTCCCAGACCACCGCCTCACCGTCCTCGCTGGTTTTCTGGTCGATGTACCAGATTTCCAACGCCTCCTGGGTTGGGTCGGCAGTTGGATTGCCTTCCGGATAATTCGCCGCATCCAGGTACTGGGCCAGGGTCTCGCGGACTGTGAGCTTGAACTTGAGCATGTCCTCGAAAGCCAGGCACAGCGCCGTGACGCGCCCGTTGACGTTGCCGGCGGCAAAAGTCGGCCGAGAGGCGGTGCCATCGCTGCTTGAGGAAATACCCTCAATCTGCACCGGCCAGGCCGCGTACTCCTGACCCTGCCAGATAATCGACTTGGCGGGCAGATCCTCTTCCGAGCCCTCATAGGCCAGTAATTCTTGTGGCGTGTGCGGGATAGCGTGACCGTGGAAGCGCAAGTAATCGGCGCCGTACTCGGTACCATCAATTTCGAACAGGCGAATCTCGCCGCCGGGCTCCAGTTTCTGGATGTCCGTGATCAGTGCCATGGGTGGTTGTCTCAGGGATGAAAGGTTTGCTGGAAGGTCGCGGTGATGGCGTAGACCTGGCCGCCACGGTGCACTGGCTTGTAGCCGTTGCACTTGTAGAGACCAAGCTCACCCAGGGGCGGCTCCCAGAGGAAGCCCTTCGAGCCTTTGTGTCGGTCGATGAAGTCCATGATTTCCTTAATGCGCGGCTTCAGGCCGGTAAATGTTACCGGCCAGGATTGCGACCGGTTGTTGAGACCATCCTCGACCGACTGCTCGTAGCCATCTCCGAACTTCTTGGAGCGGACGCGCTGGGCAATATCGCCCTCCGCGCCCTTCTCCGTCGCCCATCTGAATCGTTCAATAGCCATCAGCGCCCCTTAATTGCTTTGTTGATGACGCCGCCCTGGCGCATGTCCCTGCTCCGCAGCTCCTGATACTTCTGCTCTACGAACGTCGCCAGCTCCTTGCCGAACAGGTCATAGCCAGGCGCGTCAGCGGTTGACGATGCGTTTCCGTCGCCGTCGATATGCACCTCGACATTGATCTGTGTTCCGCCAGTCCCGCCGCCGCCCATGGCCATAACCCCGAGCTTGCCGCTCGATGTCCGGGTCAGCGGCATGATTGCCTCGGCACCAGCCTCACCCATCACTCCAGTCTTGCCGTTGGCCATACCAAAAGCAGTTGGCTTGCTGACAATGGAGTTAGTGAACGCCCCACCGTCGGCAAACATTTGCACGCCGCCGGACCAGGCGCCGCCCGTTGCCTGCGGAAAGTAGGAACTGGAGTAGCCGGCTGCGGAAGCGCCCAAGTTAGAGGACGTTGCTCCTGCAGATCCCGCCGCCAGCCCGTTGCCTCCACCAGCAGCACTACCGCCGAAGTAACTCGCCGCCGCACCGACCAAACTGCCCAGCAGTGCCGAGCTGGCTTGGCGGGTAGCGATACGCGCCATGTCGGCCAGGATCGATTTGGCGAAGTCCGAGAACGACGCCTTACCGGTCATGGCAAAGTTGACGATGGAATCCTCCATGGAACTGAAGGCGTTGCCGAACAGGCTTTTGGTCTGCCCGGCGATATCCTTCGCTGAGTCGAGGTAGTTTTCCCAAGCAGCCGTTGCGCCTTTGGTCCAGTCGCCCTGGGCATTCTCTACATCCGCATAGTTCTGCCGGATCTGGTCGGTAGCGGCCTTGTTCGCGTCTGCGAGCGCCTGCGCTTTCCGCTTGAATTCTTCTTCCGACATGTTCCGCGACGGGTCTGAACGCTGGTTTTCCAGTTCAAGCGACTGCTGGGCGAACCTGTCTTGCTGGCTGTTCAGCTGTCCGCTCAATGCGTTCTGGCGATCGCCCTGGCCAACGCCCAATACGGCACGCTGCCCCGCAAGCTCCAACGCGCGCTGTTGCTGACCCAGCGCCTGTACATACGAGCTGATCGCCCGTTCCTGCTTGGCAAGGCGACCGGTCTCGTTGGTGGCAAGCACTTCAAGCTGGCTTTCAGCATCCTTCTGCGCCTTAGCCATCCCCGCGCGCGCGTCGGCGATCTTCTGGTCGAGCTGGATGCTCTGCGCAGCCGACGTTGTCTTCTTGCCCTTGGCGGCCTCCAGCGCTGCAATTTCAGCCTCGTAGGCTGCCGTCACCTGGTCCAACTCATTGCCGATCAGGGCCTGGCGCCGCAGCAGGTAATCTTCCTCGGAAAGCAGACCAGCCTTCTGTAAGGCCTCCAGTTCCTTCTGATAATTTTTGTACGTGTCGGTGATGGACGCCAGGTCGTTCTTGGCGTTGTTGAAGCTGGTCAGATCGACCTGAGTACCAGTAGCTTTCGGGTCTTTGAACTTGTCATTGATGTTAGCGATGTTTTTGTCGACCGTTGCCTGAGCCAGGCGAGGATCGTTCGGCGCTACCTTGCGGATATCGTCGAGTTGTTTTTTGTAGTCCTTGAGTGCGTCGGCGCGTTTTTGCTCATTCGTCCACGAGGACTTGGTGAGAGCGTCAACCTTTTGCATTGAGGTGATGGCGGCTTGTTGAGCCTTTGCCTGATCGCCTTCCAGCTTTGCAATTTCAGCCTGTGCCGCCTTCTGGTCCTCAAGCATATTCAAGCGGTTTTGATAGAGATCAATCATCTCCTGCTTGTTTTGGAACAGACCAACGTCGCCGGACTGCGCACTTGCCAGGTCTCGGCGGGCCTGTTCGATATCGGCGCCGATGTCCGGGCGGCCGATATTCTTGAGGCTGTCGGCGGCCCGTGCGACTGCGTTGTAACCCTTCTCCCAGAAACTCAGGTTCTCCAGAATCTTCGGCGTTCGCTCGTTGATAGCGTCGGCATAGGACTCGGTGGCCAGCTTCACGGCGCCAGCGTGATCGCGTTGCTCTTCCAGAGCGGCGATCTGAGAGAAAACCGAGGCGGTTAGGTAGTGATACTGCTCGTTCAGCGCCGCGGAAGCCTTGACCGGCTCGTCGGCCAGCTTGACGAATTCGGATACCGTCTCGCTGACAGCCTTGCCGGCAGCTTCCTGCATCGACACGGCGGCCTGGGTGATACTGGCGAAACTCTCGCCTGCGATCTTGCCGTTGCCCGCCAGCATTTCAAGGACAGCGGCAGCCTGGCCAGTGGTGCCTACGGTTGCGCCTACCTGGCGCGCCATGTCACCTAACTGCCCCGCGCTCACGCCAGCGTAGTTGCCGGTGAGGATCAGCGACTTGTTGTAGTTGTCCTGCTCTTCGCTTCCTTTGTGGTAGGCGTACGCCAGGCCGCCCACGGCTGCGGTAGCGAGGGCCAGAGGTGCCAGGATGGCAAGCAACCCCGCAGCACCTGCACCGGCTCCTGCGCCCAACTGAGCCACGGCGCGCACACCGCTGCCCCAGTCACCCGACGACAGGGCGTTCCCCAGTTGTACGACATTTTCCTGTGCCTGGCGTGTGCCGAGACGCAGCTTGTCGAAGCCGGTGGTGGTCTTTTCGAGCTTTCCGTAATCCTTGTCGATCTTGGCCAGGGCGCTGTTGTACTGGTCCTGACTGATTCGACCCTCGTCGAGGTGCTTGCCCAGTTGCTCAACCTGCGTGTCCAGCTTTGCCAGTGCAGCACGGGCCGGGTCAATCGCCCCCAGCAAGCTGTTCAAGGCTTTCTGCTCATCCATCGCAGACTTGGCCAGGGCCACCTGCTGCTTATCGAGCTGAGCGGATATCTTCGCCGCTTCGGCCTCGCCATAGGCGCCGGTCTTGGTCAGCTTGGTTAGCGCTTCACGCTGCTTAGCCAGGTCCTGGGTGGTTTTGGCGCTGGTGGACAGCGACTTTTCCAGGGCCTGCATTTCGTTCATCAGCGAAACGGCGGACTGCT